CGTCGCACCGACCGAGCCGGACGTGATCTGCGAGCCAGCGATGGCAATCGACGTGCTGGACGCCGCCGTCAACTGGCCCTGAGCATTGACCGTGAATGTGCCGACAGATGACCCAGAGCCATAAGAACCGGCAGTGACAGCCGTGTTTGTGATGCTGAACGTATTTCCCGTAAGCGTGAGGCCCGTGCCAGCGGTGTAAGACGTTGACCCACCGATTTGCACAAATGTCAGAGGCGTCGTGCCAATTGTAATTGGCGCGTCCGTTGTCTGCACCCACTGGGTATTAGCGTTGACTGTCCCGTTAAGGATGAACGTCGTATCGCCCGGCGCGACTTCATTCTGTCCAGTGCCGGTTTGATCGTAATCGGTCGCACGGGTCAAAACCCAGCCGACAGAGCCTGAACCAACGCTCGTGACCGTGTAGATGCCGTTATATTGGCCGCTGGTTTCGTTCTTGACGAGGATGCGCTGACCAACCGATGGGTTGCCGCCGTCAATGGCGAGCGTCGCAAATGGCGATGTCTTGGTAATCGTTGCCCCGACGCCCGACGATCCGTTGTTATACGTCACCGTGCCGAGGTCTGCCGTCGTCGCGTATTCGCAAGCGGCGTGATAGTTGTTCCCACTGACGACAGAATCGACATAGGTTTTATTAACGATATCGGTTCCGCCTGATGGCGCGGTCGAGATTGTGCCGGTCGTCATCGCAACGCTGGTGGCAGATGCAGCGCCGAGTGTCGGCGTGACAAGCGTGGGCGACGTGGCAAGGACAATGCCGCCTGAGCCGGTTACGTTTTGGCCCAATGCAGTTGCAACGCCCGTTCCAAACGAATTGATGCCTGTGCCGCCATATGCGACCGCAACGGTTCCCGACGTGATTTGGCCGCCAGAAATAGAAATTGAGGCGTTATTTGCCGCCGTCAATTGGCCTTGAGCATTTACCGTAAATGTCCCAACAGTAGACGCGGAACCATATGAGCCTGCCGATACAGTCGTATTGGCAAGACTAATTGTGCCGGTAGTTGTGATCGGGCCTCCGGTTAATCCGGTGCCTGTTCCTACACTTGTGACGGTGCCCGTGCCGGTAACCGTTAACCATGACGGATTTGCCCCCGCGCCACCGGACTGAAGAACTTGTCCAGATGTTCCGGGTCCCAAAGCCGTCCAATTGGATGCACCGCGATAAAGCAATGTGCCTTGAACAGCGCTGATCGACCCATCAAGAATGGCCGAAAGCGTTGTGCCGGTCGGCGGATTGGATGATCCGGTCGCATTCGCCAAAATGTAGTTTGATGAGATTGGCGCGAGGCTCAATGTGCGCGTTGCGGCGAGCGTACCGCCACCGGTTAACCCCGTGCCAGCAAGAATAGACACAGTGTTCGGGACATACCCTTGAGCCTGAACATAGGCCGTCGTCGCAATTGATACGCTATTGTCAGAAGAAGACGGCGTCGGCGCGGTTGGATTTCCAGTAAACGCAGGTGAATTAAGCGGCGCAGCGCCAAGCAAAAGCATCGTCTGCGCGACGGTCAAATCTTGCGGCTGTGCCGCGCTGCCTGAATTGTTTCCTTTGATGGTATTTGCGGCCATCGTGGAGAGATATGAATTGCTGACGCTGTTTGTGTTCAGGCCAATTGTGCCGGTTGTCGTGATTGTGCCGCCAGACAGTGGTGCCTGTGCCGTGATCGATGTCACGGTACCGCTATTCGCGTTAAGATTAGCGATTTGCTGGGCGCTGACAGCATACGACGTGCCGGACTGCACGACATTGAGAAGTGAAGTGCCGCTAAGGCTGGTCAGAACTGGGAGGTTCGTGATTGTGATGTTGCTCATGTCGCAGGCCCAGTTTGAGGTATCTGAGTGTAGCCATAAGGCAGCCCGACCAGTGCGGTCACCATAAGCGTGGTGCTTTGCAACAAGCCGCCTGCAGGTATAGCACTGTTCGTTTGATAAGTGAACGCCGTAGCAGAGGTTACGATGACACTATAAAAGCCATTTGCAGCATTATTCGACAGCCCTTCAACGGCGATTTGGGCATTTGTTGTTAGCCCATGCGGTGCCGAGCATGTCACGTTAATTGTGTTATTCCCGCTTGAGATCACGGACAAAAGCGGAAGCGCCACACGATATGCCGTTTGGTTGTTGAGCGGCATAACAGCGCTCTGATCAAGCCCGACTGGCTGCCCTATAGGCTGCGTCGTAATTGATTGGCCGTCTTCGGTGACCAAACTGACAGTCGGATAGATTGGGATGCCGGTTGTGGGGTCCGTTTGCGCGCCTTGAGACACGGCAATCGTAGTCGTTTCAGCAAATTGATAGTCTTGAACGCGCGGGTTTTCGATCGGCACAGGATCCGCAGGCAGGATAATCGACCTTAATTGGTTTTGAGGGACATCCAAACATGGATCGCAAACCAAAATGCGTTTATTGATGAGGCCAGCGCCCGCGTAATCAAATTGCCATTGAAGACGGTCGTGATTGTATAGGAAACCGCAGCGATCGCAGATACCAAAAGCGCGCGGGTTTCTACTCGATACTGATGCGCGGCCTGTCGCCCTCACCTGAAGTACCCCTGAATTTGCGGCGAAATGTATTGCTGCGCCGTTTCGACGTTTTGATCGGCAGCAATCATATACGCTTCGTCTGCGAATTGTTTCAAAATCATCGCTTTTTCAGGTTTCCAGATCAATGAAAGGCGCTGCGCCAAGCCATAGGCATAGGCTTCCATCCAAAGATACGGGATCTCGACAGTTTGGCCGTTTGTGAAGCCGCTGTCTTGGATCTGGCGGACGCGATAATACTTCAGATATTGCGATGAAGTGCCATCTGGCACCGGCCAAAGCGTGACCGAAGGGCCGGGAGAGCCGGTCGAGCGCGACGGATCGTTAAGACGGTCGAACCAGAACACCGTCGGAAAGCCGGTTTGCTGTTTATTTGGATACGATGCGTATTCCGTGCGCGAGACAGGCAGAATGATGCGGTCGATCGGCTGCGAATTTGACTGCGTCGTCGTCACATAGGAATCAAGGATGACCACGGTGCTCGGGTCGACCGAATATGTGCCTGCAGGCGTCTGAGACGAAATCGTGCCGCCTGTCGCCGAGCCATTGTAAGAGGACGCAAATGACACAGAACCATTCTTTGACGCTGTGACAGTCTGTACGCCATCGACGACCGTGGTCCCCGACACCGTGATTTGGCTCCCGACCGTATAAACCGGCGTGTTGGGCGTTGCGTATGTGAGCGTTGTCGTAGCCCCGTTACCTGTAACGGTCAGGATTGTTGGCGTCTGATTGAACGTGACTTGCTGGAGATCGACAGCCCACAGGTTCACGCCACGGTTTGACCACGTCGCGAGCAACATGTTGGTTGCCATGCGAGAGGCTTCCATGTGCTCTTGGGTGATGGCCGTGTTTCTGACCTCGCAGAGATTGTACGCATAAAGCACAAGCTCGCCGAGAGACGGATTAAAGGTGTAGGTGCCGCTCGTGGTCATAACGGCTCCTCATCAGAACGATGTTGCGGTGTCGCTTGTGATCAAAATGCCTTCAGCCGCAAAACCCGCAGCATATGCCGCGCCAGTGGCCGACATTTGCCATTGGATGTCCGTTTTTGGAGCATAGACGTTGGGATACCAACGCTCGCTCACAAAGTTTGCGACGAACGGGCGCTGCGTGACCAAAGCGTTCACACCGGCAGTATTCACGGTCCATGTGCGGTATGTGCCATAGTTGCCGCTTGTATATACCATGTTGGTGAAGGCCTGCGTCCGCTTCAAATAGAACGTGCCGCTTGCCGGAACAGTGTAAATGGCAGCCTGTGTGCGACCGATGCCGACGTTGATTTGAGCGTAGGTGACCGTTTTCCCGGTGTCTTGCAACTTGATAATGCCAGCGTTGGCCGAGCCAGAAGACGGGACAGCCGTCACAGACATGTTGTTGATGCGGAGATAGCTATTGGTCGTGTTCACGCCAGTATAGTTACCGGCAGTGAACGTGATGGTTTCAGAAATTGGAAGATAATTTGCATCAAGACCGTTGATCAGAACGGACACGCCAGCATCGGACGAAGATGAGCTCAAAAGCGTCATCGTGATTGCGGATGCGGGGTAAGAATAGGCCGTCGCGTTTTCCCAAACTGGGATAAAACCCGATGTCGGGATCGCCGCTTGATAACCAAATATGCTCACAACGGAGTGGTTGGTGATTTGGCCGCGAGATGCTTCCAACTCAAACGGCTCATATTTGCCATTTTTCGTGATTGAATCCCAAGTCACGCCGGTTTGGTTGATCGTGGACATGATTACTTACCTTTTTTCCGTGCCGCAGCGGCGTTGTCGACCAAGTTCGGGTATGGCCGACCGGCGGCCCTCGCCCGTGCTTTAGCACTTTGCTCTTGCTTGTGAGACAAGTGCTTTGTGTGATGATCCTTGGGGAGAGATTTCTCCCAGAAGGGTTTCTCTTTCATATCAGCACTTAACGCCCCATTTTTTCAAAGCGAGATTGATTCTGCTGTTTGGATCATGGGCTGTTTTTGCGGATGTAAGTTTTTCCTTCATCCCGCACATTCTTGCCCTAAAATTATCATGGCGAGGATTGCTTGAATCCTTCGTAGGGGCCTTAAGATGATGGCCTTCTGCACGAGCGGACTGTCTGCCCTTTTCGTTGAGCCCACCAGATGGTGATTTACCCTCTTTGCGTGTCCAAGCAGCGGTCATGATAATCCCCCATGGAGAAAGGGGGAGCCGAAGCTCCCCCCGACGTTTTAGTGCTCTTCAGGCTCGTAGGACTTGTGAGCCTTTGGCTCCATGCCCTTGTGAGCAGAAGAAAGCGGGTTCATGTCAGCGCCAGCGCGGCCACCCGACTTGCGGGGTTTGCGACCTGCGTGATGATGAGCATGCATACCTTCGTGGTGGCCGACATGATGCTTGTGCTTGGCCATTCCGCCATGCTTCCGCTTCTTGGCTTCCTTAGCCACGTTCGAGTCTTTGCCTTCATAAACGTCTGAAGGCGACTCGTCGCGATCCCAATCGCCTTCCATAGGCGACTCGACCTTACCACCCTTCTTGTGCTCTGCACGAGGGTGCTTGTGATGAACACCGTGGTGGGTAACACCGTGGTGATGTCCTTTGTGACCCTTCATGGTTCACTCCTTAGAAGTTGCTGTACTGAGTAAGGCCGAACAAGCCAGTCGTTGACTGGACATTGTATGGCGGGGGCGACTGACGAACGATCAGCTTGTTCGCACCGGTGCTGGAAGTGAACCCAGCGTAAGTGCCACGAACGTCACCCGTTGTCGAGGTAGCGGTCGTGCGATCAGCGTTCACGTAGTTTGTGGCTGCCGTGATGAGCGTCGTCTGTTCGAGAGACGTTGCGTCGTTGATCAAAATATCGCCGAAAGTGTCAGAACGGAGCGGCAAACCAAACACGTCGGTCGTATCGACCGAATATGCGTGGCTTGAGTCGGCAGCATTCAACACAACTGAGGAGATGTACTTGAATGCCTTCTTGCCCGAAACCTGAGAACCAGCCGTGATCGAGATCGCCTCGACCATTGGATAGCCGTAGATATCAAAGCCAGAAACCGTTGCCGTAGTCGCGGTTGCACCAGATGCTGCGGTAACAGCCACTGCGCGGCCAACGAGAGCCATCGGGTTCCAAAGATAGATACCCGGTGTCTGAGCGTTGTTTGGGATCGCGCATTGCTGCACGTTCTGGAACGCAAGCGTCACCGTGCCAGACGTCGCAGTCAGATTGCTGTTGGTCTGGTAGGTGCCGGTGTAGCCCTGACCGACTGACGTATATGTGCCAGTTGTCGTGAGCTGCGAGACGATCTGAACGCCAGCCGCCGTGCCTTGCGACACGGTGCCGCCCGTCGTCAACACCACCATGCCGGGAGAAATTGGCATGCCGCTGTTTGACGTGACCGTCATCACACCGTTGCTGAACGAAGCCGTCACCGATGCATAAGCATCAAGTGCAAGCACGTTCGTTTGAACGACAGTGTCTGAGCGAACGAAGTTCGTGCTGTTATAGTACACGCCCGTCGTCGCTGAGTTCGACGTGACAAGTGTCAGCGTCGCACTGGTTGCGTTCGCAGAAGCGACAATCGCGCCCGCCGCCTTGGTGTAAGGAACAATGCTAAGCGTGTTAACATTGTCGAAACCAAGCCACCCGAAATCCTGTTGAGACTGAGCCTCACCGGGATTGTAGGTGAACGGAACGCGAGTGTCGAGGAAACCCGCCCCTGAAGCAAACAGGGACGAGCCACCAATGTCGGGATTGTAATCAAGACCGACGGAGCTTTGACCGAAGGTAATGATTGGACCTGAGAAAGCGTCAATCGCCATGGTTAGTCCTCCTTACGAGGTCGGGAACGACCCGTAGATCGCGCGCCAGTTGTAGTAACCGAACGAGTAACGCTCGTAGCCTTTAACAAGGAGGTTATCAGTCACGAAGTCGACTTGCATGTCTGTTTCGAACGGAATGCGCTCCATGTAAGCAAGGCCATCGATGTTGGTCAGCAAGAACCAAGCATACGAAGAGGTCAAGAAGTCGTTGACCATGTAGCCTTCAGGCAACCCACCGGCAGTGGTCATGATTGCGTTAACGTCATTATCTGCAGTGCCCGGACGGAGTTCCGTCTTCAAAAGACGGATAGCAACCGGCTCGAGAGCTGGCGGGATAATGAGCTTACGACCACGAGCGAAGATTTTCAGACCAGCTTGGTCGCGGAAGTTCGTGCGGATTGCGATCATCGCATTCAGCAACGAGGCTTCGTTGAGGTCAATCTGGGTCGTTGGCGTGTTCGCAACAGAACCACCGTCGATCGGATGCGAAGTGGAGCAGAGAGCAACACCGTCACCGCCGACTGCAGAATTGTAGGTCTGCGCCGTGTTCAAGATATTCGCGCCATAGATTTCCTTGGTCTGATGGAAAGATTCCACGAGGCCGAGGTTTGAAGGCGTGAATTGGGTCTTGTAGAGGTTATCGTCGATAGCCTTACGTGTGATCGCGTAGCCGAGAGCGATTTCAGTGTGCTCTTGGTTGTACACGAAACGCTCACCAGCTCCCGAGTCAAAGGAGGTCTGGCCGCCTTCGGTCTTGAGCTGTGCGAGGCCGAGGTAACGCATTTCAGCGGTACGCTCGAGAGCCATCTTCGAGTCATGCTTCGTGAAGATCTTGTCGTATTGCGACGGGATCTGTTCGTACTTGCCTTCAACGCCACGGAGGCCGGGGAGGAGAAGGTCTTTGATCTGTGAGAGATTAACAGCCATTGGTCCTTACTCCTCTTACGAGATGCCGGTCGGGCCAGCACCGTTCGTGCGCCAGACTTCGTTGTTGAAGCCGACAACAAGATTGCAGTACTGCGTTGTGGGATCGCCACCGTTGCCGAACGAAACGGCGTAGTCGACGATAATGAAGGGGTCGGTGACAGTCGTGTTGACAGCGTTGACATAAGCTGTCGAACGACCTGTGGCATTGTTACCGCCGTTCGAGTTGCCCGACGTTGCTCCGGTCGTGGAGTAAGCGAACGTGCAATACTGACCTTGGACGCCGCTGCCGTAAGCAGTCGATGTGCCAGTGACAGGGAACGCAGAACCAGAAGACTGCACAATGAAGCGAGCATTCGGATCGTCGATGACATATGCCGTCACGTCGCCGGTTGCGTCAGAGCCGGGCCAGTAGCTGGACCAGACAGTGCGCTTCTGAGACGTGGACAAATATTTACAGCCAACAAAGATACCGGCAATGACGGTCGAGCCGCCAGCCGTAGCTTGTGTGATGTAACCATTTGCTGAGCTTGTAACAGGCGACACGGGGTCGCCGGTGAAGATTGGCGTCGTGTTGCCAGACGCAATCAGACGGGTGGATTGAGCGAACGTAGGAGCGCCGCCTGCACCGCCCTGAAACTGCAAGAAACCGCTGGGCGCAAACGTATTGGCCATGACGGGATTCTCCTTTCAGAGAGTTTCCATCATCGCGCAGCTGGGCGATTGTGAAACGTGGGATTTGAGAACAACCCACCGCAGCGGGGGAGGGTCGGCTGGCGTATATTACATAGTTTCGTAGAAAAGAAAAGGGGGCTTTCGCCCCCTTAATCTCATTGCTCTGGAACGTAGAAATTGTGGTCTTTGCTGACCTTCATCCGCGCATTGGCGTCTTCGCGGTTCATCAAGCCGCCACGGCCTTTCGGATCAAGTTGGCCTTCTTTGGTCTTGACCTGATTCCGCGCGTTTTGAAGATCTCGAGCTTGCCTTTCACTCGTGATCACAGCCGGACGCTCGCAAAGGAGTTGGCCTTCACGCTCGATCG